TGCCCGTCGTAGAACTGCCTGTGTTGAGCGCCTGCTCTTCGCTCATGGTGATCTCCCTACATCATGGGGGCGCTACCGGCGCCGCCCATTCCGCCACCCATCTTGCCCTTGTCGCCGGGCTGGAGGGGTTCCCAGATGCTCCTGCCACGCTTTTTGGCTGCCTTGGGGGCTTCTCCGGGGGTCCAGGACATGTCTTCGCCTTCCGACTCCTCGGTCTCGATGCCTTCGTTGGCGTACTTGTCGAGGGCCGCGAAGTTCTCGTAGGACTTGTCGCACCACTTCACGATCTCGGCGGCGGTCATGCCCTGGGTACGCTCGAAGGTCTTGGCGGCATCGAGGAGCTTCTTCGCCTGCTCGGCGTCCACGTTGAGCCCGTCCATGATGATCTGGACGTCGGGGTCCACCGCCTCTCCGGGCGGCTTCTCGGCACCGGGTTCGGGCGGAGGCGCCTCGCCAGGCTTTCCACTGTTGATGATCTCGTCACCCTTCATGAGGGCCGCTTTCAGTTCCTCAGGCATCGGCATTTCGTTCTCCCTGTTTGTCTGAACCGTTGAGGTCTTTCGATTCTTCCGAACTCCCGTCCGTTGGCGCTACGGGCGAAGTGCCCGGAATCGGCCATTCCATCTGAAACGCTACATCGATCCCAAGTTCAAGCGCCTGCTTGGCGGGGATCCATTTCTTGTCGCCTGTCTTCGTGTCCATCCATTCTTGGAAGTCGTAGTCAGGCCAATCCCGGAGCTTCTTGAACCGGATTGGCGGTGGCGCGGATACGGGTCGCCAGAAGTTGAAGGTCATGCCGCACCTCGCGCGCCACGTCGTTCGCGCATCCGTTCTCGTTCGCGCCGACATACCTCGCCTTCCTGGAACAAATCACGCCCCGCCGTTCGTGCGAACTCCCACGCCTCGTGGCGCACTTCGTCCGCGCGCTCGCGTTGCAGGCGACGGTCGAACCCTTCCACCTGGATGGGGGCGCCTGTTCGGATCTCCTGCCGCTTCACGTAGGCGTCCCATTCTGCCTTCGTGTCGAAGTGGACTTTGCTTCCAGGGGCGAGGTCAAACGGTTTGAAGGACAGGTCGTGGAACCGAGCGCCTGGATGGATGGAGGTCTTCCGACGCGCGCCACCGCATGACGGGCAAGAGGAAGGGGCCTCGTCGGGTTCGAGGAGTTCTTCTTCGACGGTCCGGCAGGCGTCGCAAACGAGATCGACGATCTTGAACATCAGACTACTCCTTGAAGACGGCAGATCCCACGTTCCATCAGACTGCTCCTTGGCGATCTTTGCCGCTGAGACGTTCCATCAGACTGCTCCTTGAGGAATCATCCCCTGTTGCGCTGCCGCAGCCTGTACCGACCCCGGTATCGGCGCCCCTTCGGGAGGAAGCTCGGGAAGCCCTTGACCTTGAGGAACCTGCGCGCCCACCTGCGCCATCAATTCAGGCGGAATGGCATTCGGATCGATGGGTGGTCCTGGAGGGGTTTGCGGAGGCGCGGGTGGCTGCTTGGCAGCCTCTTCCATCTTCCGCACTTCCTCTTCGGGTTTGAGGATGTCCGGCGGAAGACCGAGAATGCCGTTGAGGTACTGGAGGTACTTGTAGACGTCGTAGTAGGGGCCCTGCATCACGACTGGAAGCAGCTTCTCCAGGGTCTCGGCGAGCACCATGGGGTTATTCTTGATCGGGTTGTAGGCGTCCCAGGCCCACTCGACGTCTTCGATGGACTGGATGATCTGGAGGTCTACCACGACCTTGGACTTCTTCCCGTCCTTCGACACCTCGATACGGCGTTCCCCGACGAGTTTGCGCCGATCCAGATCCCACATCTTCTCGGCCAGTTTCTCGACGGCGTTGAAGAAGGATCCTTCTCGTGAAGAGGTCCGGTTGCGGTTGAACTGGTCGGCGACAGCCACTTCCGTCGCAGTCTTCGCGCCAGCCTGTTGACCACGGGAAAGCTGGGAAACGGCACTAACGTAGGCCGCGTCGTCTTCGACCCGACCCACGAACTCGATGGCTTCGCGTGGCATCGCTGGCGTAGGCGCTTGGAAGAACGCATCCTTCCATGCGTTCGGCGGAAGCCCCTGTCCAACCACCTTGACGCCGACGAAGGCGCCAAGGGCTGAACTTACCACCTGGTTCAGGTCGTCTTCCGAAATGAGGCCCGCGTTGTAGAGGATGCGGGGGACGATGAGGTAGACGACGTTCTTCCAGAAGGTCAGCAGGTCGTTGATGGTCTCCTGTTGGGAGACGATGAGCATCGCCTCGGACAGGCCACGGCAGTCCTCACCGTTGAAGTTCATCTCGTACATTACGTACGGGTCGTACGTGAGGTCGTCGGCGAGGATGACGAGGCGCTGGCTTTCCAGGTAGTGGTAGACCTTCTTCTCTTCGAGGTCGTAGAACTCCCAGACAATGACCCACTCGTCCACGTTGTCGATGGCCTTGCGCGCCGACTTGTCGTGCGCGCTCGAACCCATCCACACGGGCTTCACGTCCCCAGGGACGTTCTGGTCTGGAGGCAGGAGCTTGTAGAGGCCCTTCTGGCGTCGTCGCCGGAACTTCTTCATCGGAATAGGCGTACATTCCATCTTGTACCGGATGTCGTTCTGGTACTTCGTGTCCAGGTCGAAGTAGAACGCATCCACGTCCACCGTGCGTGCGAGGGGCATGTCGTTGTCCATGTCCCATCCGCTCTTGAACACGGTGCGCCCGCACAGCAGCGCCTCGGTGAGCGCCACCCGGAGCACCCGGATCATGTCGTTCTTGCGCCACACCCACGCCATGTTCGAGGTCGCGAGAAGAGAATCCCGGGACGTCTGCCCATCCGCCGTGGTGGCCGACACGGCCGGATTGTTCCCGATGATGGCCGACAAGGCCGTATCGACGAGGGGGAAGATGATGTTCTTTGTGCAGGCGTAGTCGTCGTCTGCCTTCGCCTCGTTCCTCTGCGGCTCCTCTTCGGAGAACTTGCCCTGGAAGTATCTGCGGATTTTTGCGAACAGCTTCTCTTCGGTCGTCTTGAAGAATTCCCGATGCGCGTCGATGCGTTTCTGGATTTCCTTCGCGATTTCTTCAAGCTCTGGGTCACGCATCCGCTACTCCGTTGACACGAACTTTACATTATCGCTTCGGGGACGGCGCGTAAATAGCCGTTCACCGGCATCCATGGCAGGCAGAGCACTGCCGGCACACGACGCGCCACCCCGCGTGGATCTCGGTAAAGACGAAATCGATGCCGATTATCTTGCGAAACATTGGCTTTTGATATGGTTTCATCTACTTCCCTTTGAAAACGGCACGTAGATATTCCGAGCCTTCTTTCGCTTCCGTTCCTCTCGTTCATCCTGCCACTTCTGGTATTCAGGTGACCAACTATCGGACTCTTCCACCCTTGGCGCTGGCTTCTCAGTGGGTGCGATGGAGTAAAGTCGGGTGAGGTACAAGTCGCCTGCCATGACGACGCAGCGCCAGCGGTCGAAGTGGCCTCCCTCGTCGTCGCGCTTGTCACGCTTGGATCCGTCGTAGGCTTCACCCTGATTGAGCGTTTCGGGGGTGCGGACGATGAGGTCCTTCTCGCGGAGGATCTTCACCGTGCGTCCCTCGGCGGCCAACAAGCCGACCCCCGTTGCATACCAACCCGGATGCGCTTCGTTCGTCCAATAGATATTGGCATATCCAGCGGCGCGAATCGTCGCGATACACGCCTGGGCGTTCGATTCGACGATGAGGAGTGCGTCGTTGTAGTATTTCCCAAGCCGCATGAGGCGATGGGCAAACAAGCCTGGATCTTCGCGAAGCTCTATCGACGCGACCTCGGTGTGGTTGCTGCGCTTGACCACCATGAACGCGGACGGATCACCTGAGCGGCCGTAGCCAGCCGGGTCGGCGAAGATGTCGTACTGCTCGCCAGCCTGGGGGTGCTCTCGGATGCAGGCGCCCCATTCTATGTCTTCCTGCGGCTCTGGAGACGCACTTTCTCGAAGCCAGTTGATGGCGTCTTCGGGCATGACCGGATGCGCGGACCCACCCGTCCATCCATCGTAGGGGCCCATGGGGAACTTGTTGCGAAACAGAAGGTCGTCGTAGTTGTACTCAGGAAGCTTCAACCGGCGGAAGATGATGTTCCCGGTAGTCAGGAAGGGGAACTTTTCGAGGAACCGAAGCTCCTCGTTGTCCATCCGGAACCCTTCCGGCGTGGGAAGAGAACACGCCGGATCCGTCCACCACTTCAAAAAGACAGGGTACCACTTGGAGTACGACTCCGGATGATCCTTCCCAGGAAGACCATCGAGTCCCCACGCCGCGATGGCCGCCAGCCAGGTAGCGTGTTGCGCGGTGCCCCGCTTCCCGGGGGTGCTCTCGGACGTGGCGAGGGCGTTCGGGCGAGAGTCGATGGTCGGCATCACTTCCGAATTGACAGTCGCCTGGTCTTCGTACGCGCACTCCTCGGTCAGGTGCAGATAGTCCGTGGACTGGCTGATGCCTGGGTGCTTCGAGCCCGCGGTGATGACGAGGATGGAGGATCCGTTGTCGAACTCAACGAACAGGTCCGCCTCACGTTTGAGCCCCGGCTTCACCATGGGCGGCAGACTGCGGTAGGCCGTCATGATGCGACGCACGATCATCTTCGAGGTGATCTCGGTGTCCCCGATGAGCACCCCGAACTGGCCAGGCGTGTACATGATCGACGGGAGCATCCGCCCGATGGCAAGGGCGGCCGTGACGCCGCCCTGCCGGTACTTGCCTACCCGAATCCATGGATGAGCACGTCCCGCGTCCAGGCACACGGCCTGATGTGGCATGGGCGTGTAGTAGTCCACGGAGCCGTCACGCAGGGTGCCCTTGCACATCCCGAAGAACGACGTCGGCGTGGACGTCATGCGTTCGATGATGGCGGGGGAAGGCTGCGCCATCAACTCTCACTTTTCGCCGGCTGCCGCCAAAAGCATGGTCGCCTCTTCACGAGCACGGACTACGCCTGGGCGGTCGCCCCGCAAGGATGCCACCTGGCGCAATGCCCATAGAGCGGGACCTCGAGCTTTCATTTGCTCGATAAGGGGACACGTGGCCTTGGCGTCTCGGAGCTTCCGACGAGCCCGTCCAAGGGGAAGCTCCTCGTCACGATCACATTCGACGAGGTCCAGAAGGGCGTCCCGTTCTTCGTCGGTGAAGGTGACGGGGGTGACGTTCACGATTCTGCCTTCACGATAGGTTCCACCTCGAACCGCACGATGGGCGCTGCCTCCCGACGAAGAGCCTGGTAGGAGACCTCGTGGATCATCTCTGCGAATGCCTGGAGGATCGTGTCTGCCATGCGTTCAGGCAGGAGCTTGGTGTGCTCTGCGACGGCGAGGATGGCGTCTTCCTGGCTCGCCACGTACGGCCACCAGTAGAGCGCCCACTCAGGCGTCTTGCGCGTGGCTGGCGCTACCACGTTGTAGCAGCGGCCCTTGCGAAGGGACTCATCGGAGGGGACGAAGATTTTAGCCATGGTGCTCCTTCGCGGTCTTGGTTTCCCGCGCATCCAACGCCTCTTCGACGAGGTCTCGGTACGTGTCGTTCACGGAGTCCCCGCCCTTCGTGGCGCGGATGACACGTTCGTCCAGCGATTGCGGGAACCGAAGCGTCTTCCGCACCATGATAACGGGGGGCTTCTTCACGTGACGTGCCGCACGTTTACGCCTGCCCGTCCAGCGCGATGGCGGAACACGCCCACATCCGGGCCTCGATGGAACAGGCCATCGCACGATCGAGGAGGATCGCCTTTCGCTCGGGTGACCATGCGGGGACGCCAGCGCGCGGCGCCCACTCGTTGAGGAGCATCCTCACGAGGCGGCAGTTGCGGATCGCGACCGTTCGATCGGCGGAAGGCGGTGCGTTGTCCTCGATGACCTTGGCGAGGTTGAGGGTGGCATCCTTGATGTCGACGAAGGTCAGAGGTGCGCTATCGCGCGCCTCTTCGATACGCGACTGGAGGGCGAGGTCAGCGGCGCGGATCGCGTCGTACTTGACCTGCTTCTCGGGTGTCGGAGGAACGTAGGTCCAGAGCTGGTCGAGATTCACGGTCTACTCCTTCTCGGCCAGCACTTCGAGCACGGCTTCGAGGCGGGCGAGGGTGGGGCCGGGTTCGGGGAGGTAGCGTCCCAGCGCGCTGGCCACCCGGGCGACGGCCAGGCCGATGGCGAGACCTTCGGAGGCGGTGATCTTGTGCCCACCATCGGAATCGGCCGCGAAGGAATGACGGATCGTGGCGAGGGCTTCGACGAGACGATCGGGAAGGGCCCGGTCGGCGGTGAAGGAAGTCTCGATTTCCTGGTAGACGGCGCCGAGACGCATCAGGGCCTCGTCGCGACGGGCCTTCCGTTCGGCCTTGCGGGCGCGTGCGAGGGCCTTGATAGATCGGAAGAGC